TGCGTTGCTTTTCTGGTGTTCAATCATCGTGGCATTAACTGGCTCAAAACGGCCAAAATCGACTCCATTTCCGTGAGTCCAAAAGCCTACGATGTGACCTTCATGGTCTAATACAGGCGAAGTACAGTCACCAGCTCGAGTTTTGGCATTACACCATCCGAGTGGGCTGGCAAAACCAACAATTGAGTCGGGGGAGGCATTCAAGCCATTTCCATATCCGAAAACAGTTACAATTGAAGCGTCTTCCATAACACGGAGCGCTGAACTTCTAAAAGGGCTTGCAAAGCCGTTAACAGGGAATGTTGCGAGTTGATCTCCAACAACATACATATCTGAACCTTTAAAATTAATTGTGTGCTTATTATTTACTGCACGATAATTTATCGATAGGTCTTCAGAGAGTGAGTGTAAAACAACCCACATTTTATTCCCAATGTGTGTTCCGGTGCACAAGTAGATGGTTTTTCCATCATCTAAAACTTGATAAAATTTATAAACACCAGTTGACAAGTCATCTGTATTGAACGATTGTGGTTTACAAGGTTTGGAATAGGCTACTTTAGCTTCACCAATCCATTTACGCAGTGCAATGCTACTCACCCTTACAGGGAGTTTAGAGCGTCGAATTTTATTGCGAAGGGTTGATTCACCAACTTTACGAACAGGTGGAATCGTTAACCCTTGTCCTCGCATTCTTCTGCGAAAGGCTGAAGGCTCTTCAGTGGCATACGAATATCGATCTTCATAATCCATTTCTCGATGAAATGTTGTAATTGCTTGATCGTCATCTTCACTTGACTCAGAGTCTAAATGCATTTCTGGCTCCTTAGGAGTTCCAGATTGCACAACTTCAAAGCGCTTTGCTGCATTCTTCTTTGCCTTTTTGCCAGCTCTCCTATTTGGGGCGGCACCACGTCCAGTTTTATTTTTACCTTTGTTATTTTGAGTACCGGCGGTCAACTCTACATCTTCTTCTTCATCTGTTTCTTTAAGCTTTCGTTGAACATAAGTAACGAAAAAGCCAACAGTGATTAAAAGCCCCATAATTTTAACAAGGGGCTTGAACATAGTTGTCCACAATGATTCCAACACTGCAATGTACGCAATGTCTACACCAAAATAGTTTTTCACAAAGGTGCGCAAGTTAAATAAGAAAATATCTTTCTGATCAACATCACTTGGTAATTTACCAGGGATTGTTGACAGGGGAACAGATTGTGATACAACTTGCTCCGCTCTTATTGCTGCGTCTAATTGGCGCTTCTTATCTTCCGCTGTAGGGAAGTAAGTCACACGCATATCCTCAGGGAGAGTTGACACTTCATGCCAAACAGCTTTCCCCCAATCCTTCATATAATTAGAAAAATTGTCGAGAGCACTTATCTTCTCGATTGGCAAACAAATACTTTCAGCTTCAACCGATGAAACAAATTGTTCCGGGAGCTCAAAATGAAGTTCCACTGGCACTTTCTGTACGAGTTCCACTTCAATATACTCTTTGTTCTTTGGATACTTTAAAACCTCCTTTTCTTCTTCAGAATCGGTTTCTCCTTCACTAATTTCAGAAAGCTTTACTTGAGCGGCTTTTGCCTTCTCTTCTGGGGTCTTACCCTGTGCTTTCAATTTTAAATCGAAATCTGGAGGATTCACATCTTCATCTTCTTCTGAGGAACTACTACTAGTGTCTTGTGCATGATTCCAAACGTTATGGAGTTTACCATACTCAATTTGTTCAGCATAACTTAAAGGTGCATTTTGTTCATACTTTTCCTTTAATGCTTTTTCTATACGCTTCTTACGCGCGACTTCATCTACAATAGTAGTTTCAGTACCAAGTGCATTGACAATATCGTCGGCGTTGCTATCTGCAACTTCAACTTGGACTGGAGGTTTAATCAAACCTGCTTTCTCCATGGCTACAAACAATGTTGTTGGTGATTTGAATATAATCCCATCATACATTATGGTTCCAGGGTGACTTGCATAATATGACCGAAACAAACAACTAAATCCATCAACTGGTACAATAGT